TCCAGATCAAGGCATGACGCATATGATTCCGGCCATTGGGTCCAGTGCAAATTTTGATTTACAAAACAGTGATCAACAAAGCTACTACCTGGGCGCAACTGTATTGCCGGTGACAGAAATCAATCCAAACAATTCAAAGATAGACAATAATCCGCAATTCTTTAATCAACCAAAACCTGTACACAGCTTTATAGCAGCTGAAATGTTTCAGCAAGGCACACTGGCTGATCCAATGCGCGGCCCCATCAGTTCAACCAGCCAGCGAGAAAGTCCCAGTGCTGTGTTTGGTATCAGTACGCCAGGGCGGCCAGTGTACCAAGGTGGATTTTCAGAAGTTGATATACAACAACGCATCGCTGCTAGAACTATCAATGCCACAGATGTAAATGTGATTGGCCGTCGTGGCGGCCACAGCATTGTGATGGATGACGGCAATCTCAACAACAAAGACAATCTTGTGCGTGTTCGCACAGCCGGCGGTCATCAGATCACAATGAGTGACGACGGCAACTTCTTATACATCATTCATGCCAATGGACAAACTTGGTTAGAAATGGGACAAGAAGGCACACTGGATGTGTATGCTACCAACTCGGTTAATGTTCGCACACAAGGAACAATTAATTTTCACGCAGACAAAGACATCAACATGTTTGCCGGTGCTCGTATCAATATGAAAAGTATGGAAGGCACAACTGTAGAATCTGAAAAGAAATTGACATTTTACAGCACAGAAGAAACCGTTCTGTACAGCAAAGCTCGCATTGCTGTCAAAGCCGACGGCAGTCTAGCACTGGCCAGCAACAACGGATCATGGAACGCTGGGTCTGCCATGACATTGCAAGCCGGCGGCATTGATCTCAATGGCGGATCTGCAGAAAATGTAGATGCACCCAAGAAGTTGGAAAAATATGTAATGCCTGAAACAGAATTCAACAACGCCACTGGTTGGCAAATTTCTTCTTCGGGATTAGAAAGCATTGTGACCAGAGCACCCACGCACGAACCGTGGCCGTTTCACAATCAAGGCGTCAGCGTAGAAGTACCAATGGAACCTGGGCAACCAACCACTCCGCCAAATACTCCGCCACTGCCTGCAGGATTTACAGGAACAGTATCATAACATGGCTAAATTTAGTTTTAATCTTCCCAATGGATTGTTATTCACATTAGAAGCTCCTGCTGGAACCACTGCAATTGAAGCTGAACGAGTTTATCTTGAACAGTTGGCCGCTGGCACATTTGTTGGTTTAAAATCTGGTGACACATTGCAGTCGCCGACCACAACTGGTGTTCAATTTTCTCTGTCACGCCTTGACAGAGGAACAGCCGGCGTTCCAGATGTTCCGTTGCTGGCCATTTACGGAGAAGCAGTGGTTTCGTCGTTGCCTGCATTGAGAGATGTGCCAATCAACAATGGCATTACAGTGTCTGATTATGTGGACACATCAGTGGTGACTGCGTCAATAGGCCCATTGACTCCGACTAATGTTCAAGCAATTATGGCAGCAATTGCTGCATGTGTGTGTCAACCAGCCGATGTTATCACAAACGAACTGGGGTGCGGCAAGTACGGGTTCAATTGCGATCAGTTGGAAGCAGCCGGGTTACTAAAACCTGGCACATGCGCAAGATTTTTACAAGGACCATAATGGCTACTTTACCAAATATTCCTGGATTACCTAACTTACCGGCCTTTACGGGTATACCCAACCCAAGCAATTTCATCAGTGTGTTGAACAGTCCCAGTGTATGGACCGGCAAAGATGGTGTTACTGGAGTAAATGCGCTGCTGTCAAATCCAGCACTGCAAGATAAAATTCAATTTGGGCTTATGAAATCCAGTTTTGATACATTGGTCGAAACTGGTCAAATCAAAACACCCGGTGTTAATTTAACTCCACCAGTTGGACAACTGTATGATGCTGCTGCTAATTTTGGCAAAAATTTAATATCAGCATCTGCTGGGCTGGTCAAGGCACCAGATGTGCTGAGTAAACTATCCACCAGTGGGTTAGAAAATTCATTATCCTCGTTGGAATCTAAATTGTCCGGACTGGCCGGCAGTTTAAAATCAGCAGTGAGCGGCGGCCTCGACGGTGTTGGCAATATTGGCAGCAGTATTGGCAGCAGTTTTGGCAGCAGTTTAAAAGGTGGTGCTGCCGGACTCAGTGCAAGCATTAATTCGGCAGTCAATGCATTAAATGATCCCAACGCACCGCCCTACACCGGCGATGATCCGATTGTCAGAGCTCGACTGGGACTGCCTGCAATAACCCAAGCAGGGGCAGATGCATTGGGCGGCGCCAGTGCTGCCCTTGCATCCAACAAAGGAATAGCAGACCTTGGCGGCCTGCTGGCAAATTCTAGCAAATTTGGCGTGGGCACTGCCACGGCCTGGGCCAAAGGAATTGAAAGTTCAGCCAGTTCAACAGGATTAGATGTAAACAGTGTGGAAGGTGTTGCCAGTAGCCTCAAAGGCATTGCCAGCGGCTTCGAAAGTTCAGTCAGCGGCTTTTCAAAATCCGGCGGCATCACCGGTGCCATTGGCAATTTAGGAAGTCTAAAAAGTGCCGGTGCCGACTTTGCCGCAAAAGCAGAAGCATTAAAACCACAAATGGATTCGTTGGCCAAACAAGGACAGTTTGCTGTTAATTTTAGTGATTTCAAATTGCCGGCCGCAGTGGCAGGTGTTATTCCAGCAGCTGGATTCAAAGGCACAGTGGACAGAGCAACATTGAATTCAGCAGTGAGTAAACTGGTTGGTAGCAGTAAAATACCGGCGCAGCTTTTTAGTCCACAGGCCGTTGATATTGCTTCATTAGAAGCTGCCGCCCTGCAAGCAAAAGCTGCACTTAACGGAAACATACCAGGTGGCCTTGCTGGACTCAACGCAAATGCCAACTCTTTTGTTAACTCTTTGGGAGATCCCAACGCACCTCCTTACACCGGTGACGACCCAATTATTAGACAACGATTGGGACTGCCTCCAATACAGACAGCCTAACTGAGTAAATACAATATGACAACATTTGTAGGATTCAACACAATAGGACAAACCAAGAAATTTACATTGGTAGATTTTGAATTGGTCAAGCGCGATCTGCTGAATGCTCTTAATATACAGCAAGGACAACTGCCAGGTCGTCCAGGTTATGGCACCTTGATATACAGTTACATATTTGAAAATCAAACACAAGACACTGAACGAGCCATACTGGCAGAAATACAGCGTGTGGCCAGTTTAGATCCAAGAATTTTTATACAGTCAGCTGCTATGTTTCCGCAAGAAAACGGCATATTGGTTGAGCTGCAAGTGACGATGGTACCGGGACAAACAACTGAATTTTTAAGCGTGTACTTTGATCAACAAACCGCCAGTGCCAGTTACGCATAATACTCACACATAAACTGGGTGGTTTATTATCTCCATAAATAATCTACAAGATGGATTATTATGGCAAAAACTACTAGACAAACCGCAGTATTTGGTGTTGAGGATTGGAAAAGAATCTACCAAACTTACCGCGAAGCCGACTTCCAAAGTTATGACTTTGAAACTCTGCGCAAGAGTTTTGTTGACTATGTACGACTGTACTACCCGGAAACATTCAATGACTACATTGAGTCGTCAGAATTTATTGCCATACTGGATGTGATGGCATTTATGGGTCAGTCATTGGCCTTCCGCACAGATTTAAACACTCGTGAAAATTATCTAGACACTGCTGAACGCCGCGACAGTGTGGTCCGCCTGGCCAATTTGGTAAGCTACACACCCAAACGCAACACCGAAGCCAATGGATATCTCAAGGTGTTTTCTATACAAACAACAGAAAATGTTGTGGACTACAACGGCATCAACCTGGCCAACATCACTGTCAACTGGGCTGACCCTACAAATTTTGATTGGCAAGAACAGTTCAACGCCATTATAAATTCTTCATTGATAAACACTCAGCGAGTTGGTCGTCCCGGCAATAGAACCACAATTCAGGGTGTTCGCACTGATGAATATACAGTTAATTTAGTTCCAGGTTTTCTGCCAGTGCTGCCTTACAGCGCAGTGGTAGATGGCGTCAACATGCCATTTGAAGCTGTCAGCGCCACTGCCAGTGGACTACCAACCGGCGTTGAATATGTGTATGAACCAAGCCCAGTTCCCAACGGACAATTTGGCATGCTGTTCCGCAACGACCAACTGGGGTTTGCATCAGCCAATACTGGATTCTTCTTCCTATTCAAACAGGGTGTGCTGCAAAATCAAGATTTTAATTTGGCCGAACGCATTGCCAACCGTGCAGTCAATATCAATATCGAAGGTGTCAACAACACCGACCGCTGGTTATATCAATTGGACAATGTGGGCAACATCGCTCGTGAATGGGAGTTTGTTGAAAGTGTGTACACAGCCGCGGCTGAACAACAAAACGGGCTACGACCATTGTATTCAGTTACCAGCAGAGCCAGCGACCAAATCACATTGAACTTTGGCGACGGTGTATTTTCAGAAATTCCAGTGGGATTTTTCCGTGCATATGTTCGCGCATCAAATGGTTTGCAATACATCATCAACCCAGAAGAAATGCAAAGTGTGATACTGAGCATTGCTTACATCAGTCGCACTGGACAGAATGAAACATTGACAGTTACCTGTGGTATTACAGAGCCAGTGAGTAATTCTCTTGCTCGTGAAAGCATTGACGAAATCAAGCAACGAGCTCCGGCCCGCTACTACACACAAAATCGCATGGTCAATGGTGAAGACTACAACAACTTCCCGTTCACTCAGTACAATTCAATTATCAAATCCAAAGCACTGAACCGTGCTTCAATTGGCACCAGTCGATATCTTGATTTAGTTGACAACACTGGCAAGTACAGCAGCACCAACACATTTGGCAGCGATGGTGCATTGTATAAATCAAATGAATTGCCAACATTTTTATTCAGTTGGTTAACAACCAATGACATCAGCGATACATTGACCAATCGTGTTGAACCAATATTGGCAAACGCAGCCACAACACAATTTTACTATGCAAACTATCCAAGACCGTCGCTGATACCATTGGCAGTGAGTTGGAACCAGAGCACGACACTGGCAAACGAAACCACTGGTTATTTTAAAAATGCCGCCGGTTTTCCTGTTTCCATAGGATCGTACTCCAGTAACAATATGAAATATGTTCAAGTTGGCAGCTTGATCAAATTTAGAGCGCCAGCTGGCTATTACTTTGATGCCAACAATAGACTGGTATTGGGCACTCCTACCAGAGCCGACGAAAAATTAACCATATGGGCATCGGCCACAGCGGTATATCTTGAAGGAACAAATCAAGGGTTAGGTAATTTTACCAATGGATTAGGTCCAGTGGTACTCAACAACTATGTGCCCACCAACTCTCAATGTGTTGAAGTAATTCCGCTGTTCTTGACTGATCTAGGCACAACTGTCAGACAAAGTGCTCTGGCTCAAATTGAATTGTATCGCAATTTTGGTCTTGGCTACAATAACTTGACCAACACATGGTATGTGATTACTGCCAGTAATCTTGCAGTGGATGCCACTTGGAGTGAAACCTATGCCGGTGACACCTCAGGCGCAAATTTAGATGCCAGCTGGGTAGTACAATTTGTTACCAACGGTGAATCATACCAAGTGACCACTAGAGCATTGAATTATTATTTTGGCAGTGTACTTGAAACACGATTCTTTTTTTACGGCGACGAACAAATCTATGACAGCCGCACAGGCACAGTCATTCGTGACTTTGTAAGAGTACTGAAAACAAACAGTCGTCCTGATTCTAATTTGCCACTTGACAGCGACATTTCAATGCGTATCATTGGCCAGCCTGTGCAGCCCGACGGGTATGTAGATGATTATCAAGTGCTGGTATCTTGGCAAGACAGAGATGCCGACGGTGTACCCGACAATCCAGACTTTTTTGACGAAATTGTTGCGCCAGCAGTCAACCCTGATACCAAATTGGTATTCTTTCAACGGATTGTGGACTTTGACAATCTTGAACGCTATGTGCTGGTGGATTCTGGCATAGTAAACGATCAGTACGCAACACTAGATGACATTACCTTAGAAAAATCACAGTACATTGTTGGTCAAGTGTTTTATGCTTATACTGATCAAGTATTTTATATTTTATCATTGAACACAACTGGCACAACTTCGCTGGTAGTGACCAATGACTACGAAAGTCGTGTGGGACGCCAAGATTTATATTATCAATATCGCCACAATAGCTCTTTGACCAATCGCATTGATCCGGGCTCAACAAACATTATTGATTTGTATGTGGTCACACAAGATTACTATACTGCTTATAGAAATTACATTGTGGATTCTACCAACACAATACCAGCACCTGTACCACCCACAATTGATGCGCTAAGTACAGAGTATGCAGGATTACAAAATTATAAAATGATTTCTGACAATGTAATTGTGAACCCTGTGCAGTTCAAACCGCTGTTTGGCGCCAAGGCAGCAGAACAGTTGCGAGCAACTATCAAAGTTATTCGCGCCAGTAACTCAACTGCATCAGTCAGTGAAATCAAAAGCAATGTGGTTGCCAACTTAGACGCATACTTTGCAATTGCAAATTGGGATTTTGGTGATACATTCTACTTTTCAGAACTATCGGCCTACCTGCATCAACAGTTGGGCGATATAGTGAGTTCAGTGGTATTGGTTCCGATAAATCCACAAAAGAGTTTTGGTGATCTATATGAGATCAGATCCGCACCCAATGAAATTTTTGTCAATGCAGCCACTGTGGCCGACATTGTGGTGATCGAAGCATTAACCAGTACCAACCTTAGAACTGCCCCAGGCAGCGGAGTAATTTAATGGCAAAAGTGAGAACAGTAGATTTCTTACCTGAAATATTTCAGACATCTACCAACAAGCAATTTTTAGCTGCTACTCTGGACCAACTGGTTCAAGAACCCCAGTTTAAAAAGACACAAGGGTTTGTTGGTCGTCGTGTTGGACCCGGAGTCAATGCTGACAATCGTTATGTAGTGGAACCCACTGCAACTCGCACAAACTATCAGTTGGAGCCGGGTGTCATCATGCTGAAACCTGATAGCGACTCAGTTGAAGACGCTATTACATATCCTGGCATCAGTGATGCATTGTCCACACAAGGATCGTTTACTGACAACAGCGATAGACTCTACACCAGCGAATACTATACTTGGAATCCTCAACTTGACTTTGACAAGTTTGTAAACTTCAGTCAATATTATTGGTTGCCAGCTGGTCCAGACAATGTGGATGTTGGTGCCACTGCTATTCCGTTAATGGCTGATTACACAGTTACACGAGAAAATGGTGTATATACTTTTTCTAATTACCCCACAAATAATCCTTCAATCACTCTGGTGCGCGGAGGCAACTACACATTTAATGTAGCACAAAATCAAAAAGAATCAGTCAATTTCCGCGTTACCAGCAGCGGCATATCTGCGTATGTGATTGATTATGTTCCAAATCCTGCATTGACTCTGGTTCGCGGCAACACCTATGTATTCAATTTAAATCTTGATACAGCGTCGCCGTTCTGGATCAAAACTGCTCCGACTCAGGGCACTGGCAATCAATACAACACAGGTGTCAGTCGCAACGGGTCACAAACCGGCAACATTACATTTACTGTGCCGCAAGATGCGCCAGATAATTTATATTATGCCAGCGAAACGCAGTTCAACATGCAAGGAACATTTACCATTGTGGACGGAACTCCAGGCACTGGTCCAGGATTTTGGATTCAAATGACACCTGGTGTTTCAGGAACACTACCCTGGGCACCAAACATCAGCAGCAGAGATGTGTTGGGAGTATTCAACAACGGCGAAGACTTGGGCGCAGTGCAATTCAATGTACCACTGGCCACAGCACAGAGTTTTTATTACACATTGCCCAGTATTGGATCAGTTGATTTAATAACCAGCCTGACGTTTGAACAAATCAACAATCAGTTCTTAGCTGAATTCTTCACACAGAATCCCACCGGCATTGACGGCATTACCAATTTAAATGGTCGCACAGTTGCATTCGTCAACAATGCCAGTGCTGATCAAGGCGGCTGGGAAGTTACTTCGCAATTTGATCCGTTGCCCAATGTGGGCAATGTTCAGTCCGGCGCCGGCAGTTTTGACAGCATTCCATTTGCACAAGCAACTCCGCTGACTCAAGCACAACGCTACAGCATATGGCAAATTGAATATATCACTACCACCGGTGGTCAGCAATACATGCAGTTGAACAGTGTGTTGTCAGTTGAAAATTTAGAAAAATTTAATGTGTTGTTTGGAACACAATATTCCAGTACCGAATGGTATAAAAATGCCGACGGAATATTTGAACAAATTCCGTTACTGACAGCAATTAAAGATGTGTTGTATTACCAAGACGGCACAGATCCAGAAATATTTGGTCAAATTCGTTTGATCAATCAAGACCAAGCCAGTACAATCTTCGTCGAAGATATCATTGGCCAACCGTCCTACACCAGTCCCAATGGTGTAGTATTCACCAATGGTCTCAAAGTTCAATTCCGCGGAACCACATTTCCAGCCAGTTACGAAAACCAAGAATACTATGTTGAAGGAGTAGGAACAGCAATTAAATTGTTAGCTGTTGCTAGTTTTGTAACTCCTGAAACATACACTCAAAGCTCCAGTGTTCCTTTTGACAGTGTTGGGTATGACATTGGCAACTATGATGCCACAGATAATGCTCCACTGATTCCAGATTATTTGACAATTAACCGTGCAAGCCCAGACCTGAATGCGTGGTCGCGATCTAATCGTTGGTTTCATGTTGATGTTGTCAACGCCAGCGCGGCATACAATAATACCACAGCAGTTCTAGACAACAACTACAGAGCCAAACGACCAGTGATAGAATTCATTGCTGGTACTAAATTATTTGAGTTTGGCACCGAAGGCAAACAACCAGTTGATATTGTTGACTTTAACGCAACTGATGCACTCAGCACCATCAACGGCACAATTGGCTACAGCACCGACGGATACACATTTATCAATGGCAGTCGTGTTATATTTGCAAATGATTCAGATTTACAAGTTCGAAATAAAATATACGAAGTAACATTTATTGAACCAGACACTGTTAATCCTTTGATTAACCAGCCTATAATAAATTTAGTTCCTGCTGCTGATTCTACTGTGCTGGTTAACCAAACAGTAGTTGCCTTAAACGGATTGACACAGCAAGGATTAAGTTACTATTTTGATGGTGTTGACTGGATACTGGCACAAGAAAAAACTGCCACCAACCAAGCACCGTTGTTTGATGTATTTGATTCTGCCGGTGTGAGTTTTAGTAATCAAACAACATACCCTAGTTCTACATTTGTTGGAAGTAAACTATTCAGCTATGCCATTGGCAATGGAACAGCAGACCCTGTATTGGGATTTCCTGTGCGTTACCTGAGTCTTACCAACATTGGTGATATAGTGTTTGATAATAATTTATACACTGACACATTCAATTATGTAACTGGTACTTCTGGTGTAGTGGGCAATGTCAGTGATGGGTTTGTGTATCAATACAGCGACCGCGTTTTATACACTCGTAAAATTGGGTGGGATGTTGCAGCGACTCCGAGTCAGATTCGCCAACAATTCCAATTTACCTACAACGGAACACCGTTGCAATTGGATATCGTTGTGCCAGTTAACACCACAGTGCCGGCCATTATGCTTTATGTGGCTGATGAATTTGTGTTGCCTCAAGATTACACAGTTACAATAAATGCAACCACAACTATAATTACGCTGAACAAAATCTATGTACCAGGCTCAGTGATTGAAGTACAAGTGCTGAGTGATCAAGTTAGTGCAACAGGTTTTTATGAAGTTCCCATCAATCTGGAGAACAATCCACTCAACGCCAACAGTGATGTGTTTACACTGGGCACTGTGCGAACACATTACGAAAGTATTGCAGAGAATCTCATTGGCTTTGTTGGTAAAATCAACGGAGCTAACAACACCAGAGACCTGGGCAACATTGGTCGCTATGGCACAACCATACTGCAACAAAGTT